ATCAAAGAGTGTATTCACATGGGGGATGTCTTTGATAATAGAAAGAATATTGATTACTGGTCACTTGATTGGTCAAAAGAACATGTCTACGATAAGTTTAAAAAATTAGGCGTCAAAGTTTGGCAACTCGTAGGTAATCATGATGTCTACTATAAGAATACTAACAATATCAACTCAGTTGATCTTCTTTTAGAACATTATGATAATGTCATTCCTATATCTTCTCCAGATACATATGACATCAATGGATTTAAAGCTATGATGTTGCCTTGGATATGTGATGACAACTATCAGGAAACCCTTGCAGCTATAGAAAAGTCTGATGCTAAGATTGCCTTTGGTCATCTTGAACTTACTGGATTTGAATTATATCCAGGCATGGTTCAACAGGGAGGAATCGACACAGGTATCATAGAAAAGTTTGATACAGTATTCTCAGGACACTATCATACCAGAAGTAACGATGGACATACATTCTACCTAGGCAATCCTTATGAAATGTATTGGAATGACTGTGGTGATAAGAGAGGTTTCAGTATCTTAGACACAGAGACAGGTGAAATTGAGTTCATAGAAAATACCTATACTATTTTTGAAAAGATATACTATGATGATACACCAGCGGAATTATTCAAAGCTCATCTTTACAAGGATAAAATTGTAAAAGTTTTTATAAGATCAAGAAAGAGTCAATTACAATATGATAAATTCCTTGATAAACTTATGAAAGCAGGGATTATCGATCTTAAAGTTGTAGAAAATACAGCAATCAATGATACAGAAGTTGATTTAGATGCTGAAAAAGTAGAAGATACGTTGACGCTTCTTAATAAATATATTGAGGACTCCGACTTTGATTTAAAAAAAGAGAGAGTCAAAACACTTCTAAAAGAAGTTTACTTAGAGGCTTGCGAAGCAGAGTAATGTACATTCTATCACTTCATGGTCAAGAAGGAGAAGGAGCGTATGCTGTCACAAATGATGATGGTTACAAGGCTTTGTATCTTTTTGAACAGAAAGATGATGCTACAAGATATGCAGGCTTGTTAGAAGCAAATGAGGCAATTCCCTTGACAGTTGTGGAAATAGATGATAAACTGGCTGTAGATACATGTCAGAAACACAAATACAAATATGTTATTATCTCAGCAGATGATATAGTGATTCCACCAAAAGATTATGATAATATTCAAGACAATACGGTGGCGTAATTTCTTATCAACTGGTAATCAGTTTATAATTGTAAGTTTTCAAAAATCCCCTACAAATCTAATAGTTGGTTCAAATGGAGCAGGCAAATCTACCATTTTGGACGCTCTTACATTTGTATTATATAACAAACCATTCCGTAAAATTAAGAAAGCACAGTTAATCAATACTGTAAATGAGAAAGAGTGTGAAGTACAGATAGAATTTGAAATACAAGGCAAGATTTATACTATTGTGAGGGGTATGAAACCCACCTTGTTCCAAATTTACATAGATGGTAAATTACAAGATCAATTTGCTAATCAGAATGATCAACAGGCACACCTAGAAAATAATATTTTAAAATTAAATTACAAATCCTTTACTCAGACTACTATTTTGGGATCGGCAACCTTCGTTCCTTTCATGCAACTTGGTAATACAGACCGTAGAGCTATTGTAGAAGATGTTTTAGACATCAAAATCTTTTCTGGTATGGCGAAAATACTTAGAGAAAGAATTAGTAAGTCAAATACAGAGATCAAAGAGCTGGCAATCAAGAAAGAAATGATTGAAGAGAAGATAGAGATGCAAAAAAACTTTATCTCTGATCTTGATAAGAGTGGAAAGAAGAAAATTAAGGATACAAAAAAGAAACTAGACGCTTTGTTTGAAGATGAGTCCACACTGATGGGTGATAATAAGAAATATGACAATTTAATTAGGACAAAACACCAACCAGAGTTAGAAAATCTATCAAATGCTAGGGGTTCTCTCAAGAAGATGAACACCATCAAAATCAAACTGGAACAACGGATACAAAATATAACATCCGATCATAAATTTTTCAAAGATAATACGGTTTGCCCTACATGTACCCAACAAATAGAGGAAGAGTTTCGCTTAAATAAAATTAAAGACATAGAAGCGAATGTAAAGGAGATTAACTCCGCTTACAAAGACCTTCAAAAATCCATAGACACCGAACAAAGGAGAGACAAGGAGTTTATGGATATCTCAAAGCAGATCACTAAACTAACGAATGACATTTCTACCAACAATTTTAAAATTTCTCAGTATCAACGACAAATCAGAGATTATGAATCAGAAGTTCAAGAAATTACCGAGCAAATTGCAAATCGAAATACTGAAAGAGCCACTCTTAAGTCACTCAAAGGCGATCTGACAGGTGTAGAAAAAAATAAAGCTAAACAAACCGAAGATATAGAATACTTAAACTTTGCAAACTCCATGATGAAAGACTCTGGAGTCAAAGCAAAGATCATAAGAAGGTATTTGCCTATCATGAATCAGAAGATCAATAAGTATCTTCAAATGATGGATTTCTATATTAACTTTACTTTGGATGAACAGTTCAATGAGAAGATAAAATCACCAATACATGAGAAGTTTAGTTACGAATCATTCTCTGAAGGTGAGAAGATGCGAATTGACCTCGCTATCCTTTTTACATGGAGAGATATTGCTAAGATGAAGAACTCATCTAGCACAAACATCTTAATTCTTGATGAGATATTTGATAGTTCTCTTGATAGTAACGGCACTGACGAGTTTACTAAGATCATCAAGTATGTTATTAAGGATGCTTATGTGTTTATGATATCTCATAAGGTAGATGAACTTACTGATAGGTTAGATAATCTAATTACCTTTGAAAAAATGAATGGATTTACAAAAGTAAGATACTCTACATAATATAGAGTTCGGTATACCGTATGCAGTTGCTAGAGGGATGCCATTCACTAAAACTAGAATGTGCCTTAAGGGATCTAGGTTTTATTGACATGGAATGGAGGACAGTTGCCCATGCAGGCATATTTTTTGTGCAACCTGTAGGTATGCCAGATGATCCCGATGGAGACCTATTTGGATTCACTATTACATATGAGAGTAAAGTTATAAAATTACAGAATACTGCAAAGAAAGCATTAGATACAGCTATAAAATGGTCGGGTGGACAGTTGGAATAGTGGCACATACTTGCTTGAAATTGGCACAGGGGAGATTATAATATAAACATAGACAAGAAAACAAATGCTTACAGAAGTTAATTACGAAGTCAAAGGTCAACTAGCAAAACTACTTGCAACCGAAGATCTAATCATAGAGAACCGTAACGTCTCTACAGCGTCTTTTGATGTAGAACGTAGAGTATTGACTCTTCCAATGTGGGAGAAGGCTTCTGCAACCGTATACGACCTTTTGGTAGGACATGAGGTGGGTCATGCATTGTACACACCAGCAGATAACTGGATGATTGATTATCCAGAGGTTCCACAATCTTTTGTTAATGTATTTGAAGATGTAAGAATTGAGAAGTTGATGAAACAGAAATATCCTGGCTTGACCAAGACATTCTACACTGGTTACTCTCAACTCGCTGATCAAGATTTCTTTGGACTAGAAGAACTTGATATGGAAGATATCAATCTTGCAGACAGAATCAATATTCACTTCAAGATTGGTAATTTTACAGATGTTTCTTTTGAAGATAATGAGTATCAATTTGTAGACAGAGCATTCAAAACTAATTCTTTCAAAGAAGTTCTTGAATTGGCAAATGATCTTACTATATTTCTAAAGGAACAGCAGAAACAACAAGAAAGTTTAGGTGAGTTATCATTTGATGAGGATGGTGAAATGGGTAGTCTTTCTCAAATGCCAATGATGGGTCAGGCGACAGAGAGTGACTCAAGTAATGATGATGGTAAAGGTGGTCAACCAGATACCAGTAGAATGTCAGATGAGGAGTTACTCGATGAACTAGAAAATATTTCTTCTGGTTCTTTAGGTGGAGTTCACGGTGAAATGGAAGCACTCACAGACAAAACCTTACAGGATAATCTAGAAAATCTAAACAAGACTACAGACAAATCACATTATGAGCCTGAGTATGTTGAAATACCTACTCTCAATATGAAAACTGTTATCGCTAAGAATTCTGAGGTACATCAATATCTTGATGAATGGTTTACTAAATCACAAAAACATTTTGATGAAAACTCTGAAAGAAAAGGATTCGACATCTATGAGAAGGTTGACAATGACTACAGACTTTTCCGTAGATCTGCTCAAAAAGAAGTCAACTATCTTGTAAAAGAGTTTGAGTGTCGTAAATCTGCTGACGCATACGCTCGTGCTACAGTATCAAAGACAGGTCTTCTTGATTGCACAAAGCTTCACTCATACAAGTACAACGAAGATCTATTCAAAAAGATTACTACTCTACCCGATGGTAAAAATCATGGACTCATATTTGTTCTTGATTGGTCAGGATCTATGAGTACAGTTTTACAGGATACCATAAAACAGTTGTTCAACTTGATTTGGTTTTGTAAGAAAGTTCAAATTCCTTTCAAAGTATTTGCTTTTACAAATGAGTGGAATTCAAATAGAGATTACAATGCTGACTCTTACATAAGACCAGAATTACCAGATCATCATGAGTATGCTGACGGTATGATCAGAGTAGATCCTCAGTTCACTATGGTTGAGTTCGTCAGTAGCGATGTAAAGAAAGGAGATCTAGAACGTCAAATGCTAAACATTTGGAGACTAGGATCATCTATGCAATACTACAGAGGATGGGGCGATACCATATACTATCAAACTCCTAGAAGATTATCTCTATCAGGAACTCCTTTGAATGAAGCTTTAGTTTCTTTGAATCAAATTATTCCAGAGTTTCAAAAATCTACAGGTGTTCAAAAGGTTCAATGTATCACTCTTACAGATGGAGAAGCACACCCACTACAATTCAATAAGTGGTTTAGATCTACTCATGAAGGTTACGATGATTACATGGGAACTAGATCAACTATGAGTGGTAGAGTTTTTATCAGAGATAGAAAAGTTGGTAAGACTTATTCATGTAAGAACGCTAATCATGAATTGACATCAGCAATCCTAGAACAACTCAGAGGTAGATTTCCAGAAGTCAATTTCATAGGTATTCGAGTCATGGATGGTAGAGATGCCAATTCATTTATCAGAAAGTACATGGATTGGGATTTTGATAAGGTACAAAACATTCAAGCAGGGTGGAAAAAGAATAAGTCACTCAAACTTACTGATGTTGGATACCATGTTTACTTTGGATTATCTTCATCTGCTTTGAATAGTAACTCTGAGTTTACTGTCAAAGAAGATGCTACCAAATCTCAGATCAAATCTGCTTTCAAAAAATCATTATCTGCTAAGAAAATGAACAAGAAAGTATTAAGTCAATTCATGGACTTCATAGCGTGACAATTATATTAGTGTCACAACACTGGTTGCATGTATTATCATGCACCAGTATAATTAATACATAACTACAGAATGAACAATGCCCTTTGAAGCTAAAGTGAATCCCGAATCCCTAATCAATTCTCTTAGAGATCTATACGGTACAAAGATTACCGCTGCACATGTCAAAGCCTACTGTGCTCAGAATGATGTAGGGTATCAAACTGTCACCAAATACCTAAGACCTTACAAAAAGGCTATAGGTAAATGGAATCTAACAGTTGCTCAGAAGTTGGAAGAGACTTTCAACAAAGCTGCTGCAGAACCAGCAACACTAACACAGAATCTAATTCCTGACGTTGATCCTAATTTTGTGAAGTTTGGAAATTTCAACGATGTCAAGAAGATTATTCAATCTAAATTATTTTACCCTGCCTTTATTACTGGTCTATCAGGTAATGGTAAGACATTTGGTGTAGAACAAGCCTGTGCTCAACTCAAGAGGGAAGTTGTTCGTGTAAACATTACTATTGAAACTGATGAAGATGATCTTATTGGTGGCTTCCGTCTTGTTAATGGCGCCACAGTCTGGCACAATGGCCCAGTCATCGAAGCCTTGGAGCGAGGAGCTATATTGCTTCTTGACGAAATCGACCTTGCCTCAAACAAGATCCTTTGTCTTCAAAGTATCCTTGAAGG